TATTTGCAGATCTTCTGCGAGAACCAGAAGCCGCCTATCGAGGATTTGACAAAAGCAAGCCAAAGTGTTTGGAATGCTGCACTAATGTATGTACATAGACATGTATTTAAGAATCGGGAATACTTCAGAAATACCGAAAATATACAGGCTAATAATAAAGCCCCTATCAGTAACTATTATATATATAACTATAATCTGGTAAATGATGTATGTGATTATTATATATATCTATGCATGAAATATGAAAAAGAGATAAGTATATTGGGATTCAGTAATTTAACAGGTATTCCAGATAGCACAGTATATGATTGGGGATATAATCCACAGAGACAACTAAGCCAAGTAGGGTCGGAGATTTGCAAAAAGTTGCAAAAATACAACGAGGAAAGCTTGGAAAATAAGCTTGCATCGGGCAAGGCTAACCCAGTTGGAGTGATCGCAATACTTAACAGGCGGCATGGCTGGGCAAGTCCATACACGGCAGATAGCAACCGCCAGAGAGCGCAGGCATTAACAGCAGATCAGCTACCGCAGTTGGGACAGAAAGAGCCTGTTTGTCTGCCTGGCACGAACAAAAATGACGAGAATTCAGAGATAAACTAGATATAGTGCAACGAGTAGCATAAAAGCACAATATATTGTATAGTTTTATAACGTGTCGTCAAATTGTTCTTTTGCGACTCGTTGAAAGACCAGAAAAGCACCGGGGAGGGGGTCTGGCAGGACTCGAAAAACTGCCCTACTAAGTCCCCCAAATTTCCGAAAAAAGAAAAAGACCTTAAGGAGTAAAGCAGTGACCGGAAGTGAATATCAGAAATTAGCAATGCGGACATGTAATATACCGCCGGAGAATAAATCAGACAGATTTTATCATGCGGTCTTTGGACTGAATAGTGAAGCTGGCGAAGTGGCAGGAATCCTGCAAAAGAAATACCAGGGACATAAAGCAGATAAGCAGCACATGATGAAAGAGCTTGGTGACTGCCTGTGGATGATTGCCGAGGCCTGTGAAGCTATTGGAACCAGCATGGATGCGGTAATGGAAATGAACATTGAGAAATTAAAAGCACGGTATCCAGACGGATTCGAGGTTGAGAGATCACTTCACCGGGAAGAGGGGGACGTATAATGAGCGAATTTATTCCAGACCAGATATTGAAAACAGATTACTCACAGTCATTTGATGAAAAGCGGAAGGGGCTTGTGATTCAGAGCTATTTCAAATATGGCAAAGCCTCTCGGAATTTTAAGACCGGGAATGTGGATGCAATCGGCAGTCTGAAAAAGTGTCTGGAAAAATTTGAAGAAACCCAGAATCTTGAATATCTATGCGATGTTGCAAATTATGCTATGTTCCGATTCATGTTCCCACAGCCGGGTGATTATTTCCGACATACTGATTCTGACGAGTCAGCAGGCATCGTTGGGATGAGCGTGAAAGAAATGGAAGAGTTTAAAAAATGAAGATTGGTAATAAAGAAATCAACGATGAATGCAAGAACTGCTCGGAAGTCCTGCAATGCGACCTGTTCCGGCAGGGTCATGGAATTGGCAGACAGCGTGAGAACGTAGCAGAAATGATTATCTGCCAGTTGGAGCATCAGGAAAGATGCAAGAAGTGATGGGCTATTGCCAAGTGGTTAAGGCACAGGACTTTGACTCCTGTATCCCCGGTTCGAATCCCGGTAGCCTAGTTGGGGACTTTGGGGTGTCCCCAGAATGGATTTTTCCATTGTTTGGTTTTTCCTTTCCCCACTAGCGGAAAGCTGATTAAAGAGCCGTCGCAAGGCTCGGTGGGGTTTTAGGTTTTGCTGTGATAGTTTCCTTGGTGTGAAGGAGTTCGCCAAAAAGAATCACAGCAGGCGGTTTAGTAGATGCGCGGCGCGTTGAAAGATTGTCTCAGTTGGCAGCTACGTATAAAGCTGTAAAAATGCATATGTCCGTTGCGCAGGCATATGCAATCTTGGAACATAGCTCATTGGTAGAGCTTCCGGCTTATATCCGGAGAGTCCCGGGTTCGATTCCTGGTGTTCCAATTTTTTAAAATGGAGGTATAGCCATGATAAGTGAATTTGTTGAATATGTTAAACAGGTATGGAAGAATAAGCCAAATGTCAGCAGTCCATTGAATGCAGACCGTCTGAATCATATGGAGGACGGTATTGAAAATAATTCTAAAAAGATCAAAGAAACCGTAACGGCAGTAAATGAACTAACTAAGAACATGGTTCCTAGTTATAACAGTTTATCTACCTTATATCATAGCAACTCAGATATAACAGAACAAGTAACTACGATTGACAAAAGTGGATGGGTGCAATGTATCGCTAAAACAGATAGCACATCTGGAACACCTTTTATTCGTTTGCTTATCAACAACGTTATTGTATACGAAAAATATGGAATTATAAAAAATTATTCATACGCATGGTCTCCTCTATTTAGAGTAAAAACAGGTGATATTATCAAATACACTCTTACAACGGAAACATCGGATGGTCTAAAAGAATTAAGATTTTACTTACCTATGCGAGAATTGCAATCAGATGAAAATATAGATCAGCTGCAGCACTATTAACAATTACCGTAGAATTTTTTGTTGTCGAATTCATCTCTACGTAGATAGGCGCGCCTGATACTTCAGCTTCAACAGAGATGACTGGCGACACCGAAAAATAATTTTCAGGAAATTCAATAGTCTTTTTATTATTAGCTTTGATCACGCTTCTCGTTGTATACACTTTAGGCATCTTCTCAGTTAGTTCATTTACTGCCGAGGAAATATTTAAGAAAGGAATTTAAAATGTTAAACAATTTTATTGAATACGTAAAACAAAATTGGCAGAACAGACCTGCCACGGCTACTCCGATTACGGCGGAACGGCTGGAACATATTGAGAATGGCATCAAATCCAACAGTAATGCGTTGGCGGAAATAAAAAGAACGTTTCTTGACGCTGTGTACCCGGTTGGAAGTATTTATATGTCCGTAAGTCTTGCTAACCCGTCTGAAATTTTCGGGGGGGGGTACTTGGGAGCGTATAAAAGACCGGTTCCTTCTAGCGGCAGGTGATTCATATACAGCGGGAGATACTGGCGGTGAGGCTACTCATACACTGACAACTTCTGAAATACCAGATTTAGGTACTTTTGTAGCATTAAACTGGAGTGATCAAGTGCACCATACTACTGGAATTTTTAAAAACGGGGGAATGAAAACACAAGATAGAACTGCACCAGCAGGAACAGAGATGGGAGAAAATTATATAAAAGCTTCTGGTGGTGAACAAGCTCATAATAACATGCCGCCATATCAAGTAGTTTATATCTGGAAACGGACTGCATAGATGGAAAGGAGAAAAGATGTTTAAAAGACTTTGCAATTTTTGGATTCGGCGGAAAACTAAGAATCTCACACGGATTCCGCTGTTTACCATGGTATTTGATTACCGGAAGTATCAGCAAGATGGCAAGCCGGGGAGCTGCACATTTTACGCTCACCCAGACATTGCACAGGATGAATTTGTGAAAGAAAAGCTGTGTGAAGTTGTTGACCATATCCGGGATAATTACGATCTGGATATTTTTATGAGGGTTTGAAAATGTGTGAGTTTTGCGATGGAAGAGAGAAAAGGATTGAAAATGGGTTCACGTATGGAAACGCTCGTATAGTAAAAACTAATTTTGGCTACTCCTATTCGCTTCGCTATGACAATAGCGCTAATGAATACGGAGAAGGGGCATTTGAGATTAACTACTGCCCTATCTGCGGCAGAAAGTTGGTGGAAGATCAATGAAAGTCAATGTTGGAGGCAGTCTGTATGAAATGGGCGACGAGCAGTTTAAGGGAGTTTTGAAGATTGCGAGCAAAGCAATTCCGTTTGGAATTTATGCGATCAGCAAAAAAGGCGTGGCTATTCTTTTGAAAGAGACCTATTCCACCCATGAGGAGTTGAAAAAGGCTGTTTCTGGTTATGCGCTGAAAGGATTTAAGGTTTATTATAATGAGCATGGCAGAAGTAATTGAGAGCATAGAGAAAGACATGTGGCGAGATTTGGAGAGCCGAAGCATACCGGAAAGCGAGCCGGAAATGATTGATTGTACGACTTTAGGAGAAGAGCCAAATTCACAGCATATTTGTGGAAGAATATCTAATGGCTATTCATCAAAAGTGCCGTGCATAAGTAAAGATGATTCAATGCCGGAAGAGCTCAGAAGAGGTGTCGAAGAGGCATTGAAAAAAAGGTATTGCTCAACATGCAGGCATTACATAGAGCGTGACGGAGAATGTTGCAATGCTGATTCTGACTACTGCGGTGGCTTCAGATGTTTAGATGATTCATGCGAACATTGGGAGGGATGGTAATGCGAGTTTTTTTTCTATCATTAGTTGGAATTTTATTTCTGACTTTGTACCTGATTACCGATAAAATTATTACCGAAAAAAGACTAAAAGAGAATCAGATTGCTTGGGATGAATATAGCAAAAACATGAGTAAATCTGAAAAAGATGATTGCTACCTTGAATGGTGCAATGAACGAAAAATGCAAATGGGATGGAGTAATTTCTATTTTCCACGAAAATAATAATGTGATTAAAAAACTCCGACTGAATATTGGTTCAGCCGCTAACCTAAAACAATTATAGGCAGAGGTCTTACAAGCACCTTTGCTTTTTGAAAGTGGAGGTGCTTTTCTATTGGCAAGTTCAAGCCTGATTTCCACGATAAACGGATATGAAAATTACATAGAGAGAAAAGGGATAGATGAACAGGTTATTGACGCATACATACAAGCTGTAGCTGTGGCATTAAGAACAGAACATGATATTGATTATGGGTTAAAAGTATCAGAAAGGGCAAAACGGCTTATAGCTCAATTTGTTAAAGAACATACAGGTAAAGGAATTGCAAATTTAGAGGTTTATGCAAGTGAACATGATACGACATACAAAGTGCTTCAACAATTTTATGATGTTTTAATGTATGAATCTGCCTATTTGGTCGATAGTTTTTTCTATTACATCGAAATAGATGAAAAAGATCCATGGAAGAGATTTTATTTTCCAAGAAGAGAAGTCTTGAAACCGGTAGTAGGAGCATATCAGGAAATTTATGACGGAAAACTAGATTTTCTTTCTGTTTCGCAGCCGAAACGTACAGGAAAAACCACAGGAGGACTAAAACTGGCGCAGATGATGGGTGGGAGAGATCCGGACGGGAGTATTTTTGGTGTTGGAAAAGGAGAAGGACTAGTAAAGAGGTTTTATGGTGGACTTTTACAAGGTTTTGAGACAGAAAGCACATACAAAAGATTTTTAAGCGTTTTTCCTGAAGCAACAAAAATCAGTAAAGATGGTTATAAAAGTGCGGAGAATCTTTCAATAGACCTTAAAAGCAAAAATATTTTTCCGACATTTACTTGCAGACCTATTGATGGTGCAATCGTAGGATGTACAGAAGCAAATGTTCTTGTCTATATTGATGACTGCGTAAAGAATCACGAGGAGGCAAGAAATAGAGACAGATTAGAGTTCCTGTGTGAAAAGGTTACAGACGATGTTCTTGGACGTAGGCTAGAGGGCACACCTATTATTATTCAGGGCACAAAATACAGCCTATATGACCCTATTACAGCATTGCAGAATAAAGCTGATGAACTTGGCTGGAGATGGAAAGAAGTTGCAATTCCAGCCCTCGACCCAATTACGGACGAAAGCAACTGGGAAATCTACCGTAAGGATAAAAAAGGATTACGGAAGATATTCACCACTGATTATTATCGAAAAGAGCGGAAACTAGTATCGGAAGAAACGTGGGCTGCGGAGTTCCAGCAGGAGCCATTTGAAGCAAAAGGACGGATGTTTGCAGAGAATGAGTTGAATTATTTTGAAGAACTTCCAGTTGATAGGGAACCAGATGCAATCATGGCGGCATGTGATAGCGCAGACAAAGGGGATGATAGCTGTTCTATGCCGATTGGCTACATATATGGAAATGAAGTATATATTGTTGATGTAGTATTCGACAATTCCGGAACACAGTTCACGAAGCCTGAATGCGCAAATATGCTTATTAAGCACAATGTTAAAACTGTCACATTTGAGAGCAATAGTGCTGGCGAATATTTTGGGCGAGATGTAATGGACATCGTTAAAGAGCGTGGCGGCAGATGTAGCGCAAGGTTCAAGTTTAATTGTACGAACAAAATAACGAGAATGGAAAATGCAAGGGATAACATTATTCGTGATTATTATTTTCGTGATTTCAAAAAAATGGATAGGCAAAGCCAGTATTATAAGTTTATGAAAGAACTTACAACCATGACGAGAAGCGGAAAAGTAAAGCACGATGACGCACCGGATTCTATTTCATTGTTTGAGAACGAAATGAGAACAGGGTCTGTGGCAAAAGTAGAAGCGGCAATAAACCCGTTTAGGAGGATGTAATGGAGACAAAGAATTACCTTGGCCAGATCAAAAGATATGACCGTATGATTGCAAATAAAATTGAAGAAATCAAGAATCTACGGGCGAGCATATACGGGATGCCGTCATTCTCCTGCGGAGAACGTGTGCAGACATCCGGCACAAAAGACATTGTTGGCAGCGGAGCACCTAAAATTGCTGATATGGAGTCAGAAGTGCGGACTCTTTCCCGGAAAAGAGAGGAGATTGTCCGGCAGATTGAGAAGATCCCGGATACGGATATGTACGATGTGCTTGCAAAGCGGTTTGTGCTGGACAAAGATTTTAAGGTAATTAGCGTCGAAATCAAGAAATCAAAGCGTCAGACGTTTTCAATCTATGATAATGCCATTGATACCTTCGAGAAAATGTTTGGATACCTGTACATGGGGGATTAACTGCACCAAAACGCATAAAATAGCATAAAAACGTGTATTTTCTTTAAAAAATAAGTGGTATACAATATGATTGTAAAGTTTTAAGAAACTTTTTCTCCCATCGGTAAGAGAGAGCATTGCTGGAAACGGCAGTGCTCTTTTCTTTTGCAGAAATGAGGAAAAAACATGGAATACAAACCAAAAACGATATATTGTCCCCGGTGTGGCCGAAAAGTTGCTACATGGGACGGGCGTTCTTCTATGCCGGTGATCGGCAGGTGTAAGAAGTGCAATAAACGAGTTGTCTATTACGTAGACAATGGAGAGACAGAAATTAAAGACATCCCGCAGAGGAATTGTTCTTCCGGGGTTACTTATATGTAGGTGAAAACATGGATTTTGCAAGAAACACAATGTATTTTCAAGACCTTGTAAAAGGGAATTACGGACGAAAAATTGCATATACGGACGCTGAACGAATCACAGCTGACAATGTGGTGAAGATAATTGGACAGTGCATTGGTGTTTTTTACGGCAATAAATCAGCAATAAGATACCTTTGGCGGTACTACAAAGGAGATCAGCCGGTACTTTACCGGACAAAGGTTTCCAACGAGGACATCACAAACAAAATCCTTGAAAACCATGCTTATGAGATTGTCCAGTTCAAAGTAGGACAGACATATGGCGAACCAGTTCAATTCATTAGCAGGAAAGATGATGATGCAATCAACAATGCTGTGGATGAGTTAAATGATTTTATGACGGATGCCAATAAGCAGGAAAAAGACATTAAGTCCGGTGAATGGCAGTCCGCTACGGGCACGTCTTTCAAAGCTATCCAGATTAAAAAAGGGGAAATCCCGTTCAGAATCACAGCACCTAGTCCGCTGAATACTTTTGTTATCTATAACAGAAGCACGGAAGAACCGGTTCTTGCCGTACAAGAATTGAAGGATGAGGACGGAAAATACTACAAACTGGCATTTTCCGAAACGATGTCATTTAAGATTGTTGACAGCAATGTGGTTAAATCAAAACTACATACCTATGGCGGAATCCCGATTGTAGAGTATCCGAACAATCACGAACGAATTTCAGACATTGAGTTGGTAATTTCCATGCTTGATGCAATTAACAATATGCAGTCTAATAGAATGGACGGGATTGAACAGTTTGTCCAGTCGTGGATCAAATTTGTAAACTGCAATGTTGATGAAGAAGAATTTGCCAAAATGAAAATGAACCATGCATTGGTCGTAAAATCAACTAATAAAGAAAATAAATCTGATGTTGAAATTATGACGCAGGAACTTAACCAGACCCAATGCCAGGTGGCAAAAGATGATCTTTGGGACAATGCATTATCCATTTTGGCAATTCCTACGAAGCAAAGCAACACCGGCGGAGATACGCAGGGAGCCGTCGAATTACGTAACGGCTGGGATTTCTCAAAAACCCGTGCAAAATTGAAAGACCCAATTGTAAAATCATCTGAAAAACGTCTTGCCACAGTTGTTCTTAATACTCTTCGGGTATCCGGAAACGATTTAAAATTGTCTATCCGGGATTTTGAAGTCCAGATCAACCATAGTCCGCAGGATAACATGTACACTAAGTCCCAGACGCTCTTACAGCTCTTACAATGCGGTATTCACCCGATTGTGGCTATTAAGACCGTTGGCCTGTGGGGAGATGCAGAAAAGACATTCATGTTGTCAAAACCGTACCTGGATAATCTGTGGAAAACCATAGATGATGTGGAAGAGCAAGAACGCAAAGCACAAGAGATTGTAGCAAAATTAAATAATTCAAATCCAACAAATAAGGCAGTCACCGAGTAACCGGCGGCTGTTTTTATTTTATAAAAATTCGCAAAGTTGTGAGCGTAAAAATCAACAATGCTATCGGTGTCGTTGCACCGTAAAAAAACGTAAAGCATATCGGAGGTAATCATGAAAAGAGAAGATTTAGTGGCTATGGGAATCAGCGAAGAAAACATTGAAAAAATCATTGCTGATTACGGAAAAGCAACTCAGAAAGCAAATGCAGACATTGCTGCTCTTAGGGAGAAAGCAGGAAAAGCAGATGATCTTCAGAAAAAACTAGATGATCTGGAAGCTGGGCAATTGACCGAAATTGAAAAAGCCAATAAAGCTTTGGAAGCAGCCAACAAGACGATTGCGGATATGCAGAAGTCTAATGCCATCAGAGATCAGAGAGAAGCAGCTATGACCAATTTCAAAATTACTGCTGAACAGGCAAAAACCATCGTGAAAGACGATGGAAGTCTTGATTATGCAGAACTTGGAAAGATTATGTCCGAAAAAGAAACCGCAGCAGCACAGGCGAAAGAACAGGAGATTGCCAAAAATCAGGATATTCCTGGCGGTGGCGCTGGCGGTGATAAAGGAAAGACAGAAGCGGAAAAGACAGCAGAAGCTATTGGTAAAAACCTTGCTGGAACGAATAAAGCCGCTGAGTCCATTGTAAACAGCTATATAGGAGGTTAAAAAGATGAAATTTACAGAGTCAACTGTAACAACTCAGAAAGAAATTCTGAAAAGACGTCTCGGAGGGGAGCTTTTCGAGGAAATCACTCTTGATTCTACTGCATTCACGAATGGTGTCTGCAAAGCAGGTAATCCTATCGACGCTACCGGAAAAAAAGTAAATGCAGCGTCTTCTGACGGAACTGCTGTTGGAATCTTGCTGACAGACGTATATGATTCCAACCCGAATGGAACAATCGTAAAAGCATTCGCGTGTGTAAACGAAACAAATGCAAATGCAAATGCTGGAATTACGATTGCATCAGGAGTCAAAACAGCATTACCGCTGATTGTATTTGAATAAGCAAAACCGGTCGTAAAAATTTGCGACCGCTGACCGAAAACAGTTATCGGTAGAAAGTGAGGAAATAATGAACATTAGAGACGCTTATAATTCAAAAGCGATTGCACTTGTACAGACAGAAGTAGCAAGTAACAAAATTGCTTACCTTGGAGCTGGACTCTTTCCGGCTAAAAAGAAAATGGGTCTTGATCTGAAATGGATTAAGACATCTAAGGGACTTCCGGTTTCTTTGGCTCCGTCCAATTTTGATGCGGTATCCACTCTGAGAAGCCGTGAGGGATTCAAAATTACAGAAACCGAAATGGCATTCTTCCGTGAGTCTATGCTTATTAAAGAAGCAGATGAACAGGAAATTATGCGTGTTAAAGACAGCACAGACCCGTATGCAGCAGATGTTCTGAGCAGAATTTTCGATGATGCAAATACCCTGATCGACGGCGCGAATGTTGTTCCAGAGAGAATGATTATGCAGCTGCTTGCTCCAACTGATGGTTCACCGAAAATTTCTATTCAGGCAAACGGAGTAACATATGCTTACAACTATGACCCGGATGGAACATACAAGACAAAGAACTTTGCAAGCCTGACAACGGACACTGACAAGTGGTCTGATACTACAAATTCTGACCCGATGGACGATGTGTCTGTTGCACTGGATGCTGTAGAAGCAGAAACTGGTGAGAGACCTTCTATCATGATTGTTTCCAGAAAGACCATGGACTATCTGAAACAGAATGCAAAGATCAAATCTGCAATTCTGGCTCAGAATGTTACTGCCAACGTATTCATGACAGACAATCGTGTAAAAGAGATCTTTTCCAGCGGGCTTGGAATCAGCATCATCGTGTACTCCAAACAGTACAAGAAAGAGGACGGAACAGCAGCTAAATTCTACCCGGATGGTTTTGCAACTCTTATTCCGTCTGGCGCACTTGGTAATACCTGGTACGGAACCACTCCAGAAGAGAGAACTCTTATGGGAAGTGGAGAAGCAGATGTATCCATCGTAAATACCGGTGTAGCAGTAGCAGTTACCGTTACAAATGACCCGGTACACACAAAAACTACTGCATCTGAGATCGTTCTTCCGTCTTATGAAAGAATGGACAGCACCTACGTTATCAAGTGTTACTAGGAAGGGGTGGACTTATGGTTTTTGATCATAAAGTCAAATACAAAGGTAAATGGTATCTTCCTGGTGAAGAAATCGAAGAGGTAGAGGAATCTGCCTCTTCTTTGCCTTTTGAGAAAGTGCATACCAAAACAGAAATTAACAGAATGAGCGTTGATGATCTGAAAGTTCTGGCGGCAGAGAATGACGTTCCGGGATATGAGGATATGACCGGTACGGCTCTGAAAGAGTATTTTATCAATATGCTCAATTTGTAGGAGGTTATCATTATGGCATACACGATGGTTGAGCAGGTGAAAATCCGGTTAAAACAATTTCATATTGATGCGGACGATTCTGTTGTGTTTGACCATAAAGAAGATAATCCTCTGATTAAGCAGTTGGTTGAGCAGGCACAGCAGGAAGTAACGAGCAGACGGATGTATCCGAGCAGTTATACGCAGGAACAGATTGATAGTGATATGAAGAATTATGAGGGAGTCATAGTTAATCTGGCTGTGTATGACAAGTCACAGGCGGGCGAGGCTTACATGGCTGCTTACACAGAAAATGGTGTGAGCAGAACATGGAAAGACCGTGAAAATCTTTTTGCCGGTGTATATCCGTTTGTGAAAGCACTTTAGTAGATTGAGCGTTACCATTTTCGCGGAGAAACGAAAAAGGTAGCAGGGGCGTGCTATAGGTGGTGGAGGGCAGCACGCAAAATTAAAGTAGGAAGGCGGTATATGATGTGACGATACAGGTATCGGCAGCAATCATTATAAGCGTGTTATCACTGAGTTTTTCCGTCTTTATGGGTCTGAAAAGTGATAAGCGGACAGACACAAAGGATATTGAGGAACGTGTAAAAGAAAATACACGCATTAACATGAAACTGGATGCAATATCGAATAACACAACCGAAATCAAAAACGAGATTTCCGAGATGAGAAAAGAGATCAATTCACATGATGGAAGAATCGTTAAGGTTGAGGAAAGTGTAAAGTCGGCGCATCACAGATTGGACGGTTTGGAAGAGCGTCTTAACGAGCATAAGGAGGTATAGATTATGGATATTATGCAGACATTGATTGCCAACATGACTATTATATTGGCAATTATCGGTGCCCTGGCGTTTATGGTATCTGTGGTTACACAGGTGGTCAAAGGAGTGGGATTTCTGTCAAAAATTCCTACGGATGCCTTGGTGTTTTTCCTGTCTATCGGAATTACTGTAGCTGCTTTTGCGGCCTATATGCAGTATGTCCGAATGGAAATATTGTGGTATATGATTTTGGCAGCTATCATGGCAGGATTTATTGTTGCATTTGTTTCTATGTATGGATGGGAAAAATTAACAGAACTGTGGAAGAGATTCGGCAAGGATGTGAAGTGAGATGCTTGACATCAATAAGCAGTTGATGAAGTATTCGCAGCACGGTCAAAAAGTCACCATCTATGAGAAAGATGATGATGGAAACATCAAATACTACGTGGATGGTGACGGAAACAAAATCCCTCTGATTGCAGATGAGAAAGTTGGTTTTTCAGAACCTGTTGATTTTAGAGCAAACATAGCATTTAGCGGCGGTGAAGCTAAAGTTGAAGAATTTGGTTTTAATGCCGCTGACTATGATGCAATAATGCTGACGGATAAAAATGAGTTTCCACTAAAAAAAGGCGATTTAATATGGCTTAATAGCGAAGTGGCTTACATCGACGAAGATGCAAAAACTGTTGATGAAACATCAGCAGATTTTACTATAGTTGGAGTAAAACCGGCTTTAACATCGACAAAATATGTTCTTAAAGCAATCGTGAAGTAGGTGCGATATGTCAAAAACCATTTCAGTATCATTGTCAGAAAAATCATTCCGGGATGCATCAAAAGAGATTTTGAAGTACAAAAAAGAAATCATTGCAAAGTGTCGGATGTTTGCGGAGCGTCTGGCAGAACGTGGTGTAGAAATTGCTCAAATGAAAATCCAAAGTCACAATGCTGTTTATACTGGTGAACTGTGGGCGAGCATACAAAAGACTCCTGGAATGGTTTTACAGTATGGCAGCACCTATATCGTCTACACGGATTGCCCGTGGGCGAAATATGTTGAATTTGGTACTGGTATTACCGGTTCGCATAATCCTCACCCGAATGCATCTGTATCCGGGTGGAAATATGATGTTAATGAGCATGGGGAATCCGGCTGGTTTTACTACAGAGACGGAGAGTGGCACTGGACAAAAGGAATGCTGTCAAGACCGTTCATGTACGAGACCGATCTGGAACTGATACTGGAAATTTCAAAGATTGCAAAGGAGGTGTTCGGCAATGGCTAGTGGTAATCAATGGGCATTTGATATTGAGACCAATGTGTTCTCAAAAATCTATGCTCAACTTCATGAGAAGTACCCGAAAGCACTTATTACCCGTGATGAGCAGTCGAACACTACACCTACATTCCCAACGATTCTTATACAGGCATTAGAGCCGGTAGAACGGAATCCAGATCTGGAAACACAGATAAATAGCGTGCTGTTTAGTACGCAGATCACGGTAACTACAAACAAAGACAGAAGTACAGCCATGAGCATAGCAAGCGAAGTGGCAAAGCGTTATAAGGATTTATCGTTTCAGTTAATCGGAATGCCTTATTGCCGGAAAGAAGATAAGCTGTGGGCAGCTACATTCCGTGCAAGACGAACATTCGATTGGAACGACAGATTATAAAGAGCAGCAATGCTCTTATTTTTTTACTTATTTTTAGGAGGTAAGAATTATGGCAACAGGCTTAAAAAGTAGAATTGCTTATAAGGAGCCGAGTTCCAGTGCAGTAGCAGGTGCTTACTGGGCAGGAACCTACAAGCTGCTTATCAGAGCAAAATCAATCCCTTCCCCGTTCGGCTCCCAGAACATGGTAGATACTTCCACTCTGGAAGACCTTGTTGAGACTCAGGAGATGGGAAGACGTTCTGCTGGTTCCATGGAAGTTGAAGGTGCTTTTGAGAAAAAGTACAAAGATGAGATGGTTCAGAATGAGGGCAAGAAGCTCGACTTCATCATCCTGTACGGTACTGACGGAAAAGGTTCTGAAGGCATTTGCGGATTTATCGGACAGGAGGCTTTTGCTCCCGGTGAGGCATCTGACGATCATCTGACCGGTACTGCTACGGTTTCCGTACAGACTGTTCCGAAATGGATTGAGGATGACTACGATGTTGCGGTAACAGAGGATGAGAACGGTTATCCGACTGCTATTACCCTGACAAAAAAATCATAAGCCAGTCTGCTAAAAGCAGAAAAGCCGTGGTGACTGGCTACGATGACGAAACGGCTGAGCCGGAAGTTGATATGTGGTAAAGGTGAAATGTGGGGCGGTCTACGGACTGCCCCCTTTCCTATAACAGATTCATGGAAAGGGAAAAGAAATGAAAGAAATTACAGTTAATGGAAATGACTACAAATTAGAGTTTAGCTTTGAAGCGGCAGAAAGAAAAGACTTTGTGTCTATGATGTTCCGTATTGTCTCCGGTGCAGCACTTCTGGAAGATGCGGCTGACATGGAGAATCCGACGCCTAAAGACATGATTAACGGAACAATCAACATGGTATCTGATATTCCGCACATCTGCCGTACCGGATTTTTTGTCGGTCTGATGGAGAATAACCCGGTTCCAGAGACAGAAGCAAAAGCTCTGATGAAAGCATATATGAAAGAGAACAAAATCGGCTATGCAGACCTGTACGAAGACCTGCGTAAATGCATGGAGGAGGACGGTTTTTTCGAGCTGTCCGGAATCGCCAAAATGCTGAACCAGATGGCAGAGAATCAGAAGCCGAAAAAAGTGCCGCAGGATCACAAACAGAAATCGACTGGCACAAAATAATCTGGGAAGAATACTTCCCAGTGGCTTTTTCTATCGGAATTTCAATAGAGGAGTTCAAGCACCTTAATCCCACGAAACTTGGATATTGTCTGAAAGGATATGCAATCCAGGAACGTAGGAAGGACGCACAGATGTGGGCATGGTTAGGAAACTACGGCTTGTCTGCCGTGGCTACAGCCATTGAACATAATTTTGCAAAACATCCGAAGTCCAAATACATTGAAAAACCGATGCTTCAAGACGAAAAAGAAAATACTTCTGGTAACACCGAGTCGAGAGAGGAATGTGCTGTGTATGAAATGAAGCAGAGAATCAATCTTCTCCGTCAACAAGGGTTACCGGAAAGTCCTGATTAGGAGGAAATTATTATGAGAATTAACGTACATGCCGGACATAACCCGGCAGGAAAAGTTGCGTGTGGCGCAGTAGGTCTTATTCAGGAGTCTGTAGAGGACAGGAGAGTCAAGGATGAGGTTATCAGTCAGCTCCGGCAGCTGGGACATACGGTCTATGACTGTACCGTGGATAATGGCACGGGACAGAAAGACGTATTACAGAAAATCGTGCAGAAATGCAGACTGCATGAAGTTGATCTGGATGTATCCATCCACTTCAATTCCGGTGCAAAAGATAAATCTGGCAATGGTAAGACAACCGGAGTCGAGGTACTGGTCTACTCTGCGGCCAGCAAAGCAAAAGGCTATGCTGAAAAAGTCTGTGCTGCTATTGCAAGATTAGGTTTCCGGAATCGTGGCGTAAAGGTGAATTCCAGTCTGTATGTGCTGAAAAATACCAAGGCACCTGCAATGCTGGTTGAATGCTGCTTCGTGGACGATAAGGACGATGTGAAACTTTATAATTACTATGAGATGGCATCCGCTATCGTTTACGGAATCACCGGCGAGAAGGTCTCTGCGACCTCTGAAACCGAAAAGGCAGATGCAGGTGAAGAAACTAACACTGGCAATCCAAAATCTCTTTATCGGGTGCAGGTGGGCGCATACGGGGTAAAGGAAAATGCGCAGGCAATGGCAGACAAACTGAAAAAGGCCGGTTTTGATGCGGCAATCGTGCAGGCATAATTTTAGTCTGATTTTATGGGGCAGTAGGTGTCAAAGCTTACTGCCCCTTTTTTGCTTATAACGAGCGACCGGACACCGTTTGAAGTGTTCGCTAACCATCTAAAAACTAATGGTGGAGGTGAAATAAATGGCAGCAACCACGATTGATGATCTTCAGATCAAGATTGAAGCGGATGCGAAAACTGCTTCTGATAAGCTGGATGCACTTGCTCAAAGCATGGTGAAACTGGCATCAAGCCTGAGCATCAACGTTGGCAAGATGTCTGGTGTTGCTATTGGACTTAATAGCATTACCAGAGCGTCACAGAATCTCAATTCCAGAAATATAACAACACTGGCAACTGCTATGGGAAAAGTAGCAGGTGTGGATTCTGCTCAGATTTCCAGAGTAGCGGGTTCTATGACGCAACTCAAGAACAGTGTTTCTGGCGGTTTTAACACCGATATGACCGGAATAGTGAATGTTGCTGATTCGTTGTCAAAACTGGGCGGTATAAAAGCTACACAGGGCGCGCAAAACCTTGTGCTCATAAAAGATCAGCTTGCTCAATTTGTACAGGGCATGAACAGCGTAGGAACATTTACGTTTGACCCAACCGGTCTGACAAACACAATTAAATCTATTGCGAAACTTGGTGGAAAGACTGCAACGCAGGCAACGGTAAATCTTCCGAGCATTTCTGCTCAATTACAGAATTTTGTCCGGCAGATGAACCAGATCGGCTCCATGTCGTTTGACAACAAGAATCTGACCGACCTTGTAACGTCCATAGGCAGGTTAGGAAGCGTTGCAAGTGGGAGAGCGGTAAATAATATACCTTTGCTTGCAAACAACCTTAAATACCTGTTTGAGACGCTTTCAAAAGCACCATACATCAGCCAGAACATTATCCAGATGACTACGGCACTGGCTAATCTGGCACGTACAGGAGCATCTAGTGGTACTGCGGCAAGATCACTTGGGACAAGTCTTTTCTCCTTCTCAAAATCTGCCGGTAACGCAAGGAATAGTGCATTTTCTTTGGCAGGTGCTATCGGCAAGTTTTACGCAACTTACTGGATGGTCATTAGAGGACTTGGACTTTTCCGGAATGCTATTGACATCTCATCCGATTTAACAGAGGTTGAGAACGTTGTCCGTACCACGTTCGGAAACATGGAGTACAAGGTCAATGACTTTGTGCAGAACTCCATTCAGCAGTTTGGTATGTCGGAATTATCCGTTAAACAGTATGCAAGCACGTTCCAGGCTATGGGAACTGCTATGGATGTCGGCGGCAAACAGATCGAGAACGCAAACAGGTTCTTAAATGGTGCCACAGACGGATATATTGGATTGTCAGATTCTATGTCCGATGTGTCTTTGAATCTTACTAAACTGACTGCGGATATGGCGTCTTTCTATGACAAAGACCAGGCAGATGTTGCAAAAGATTTACAGTCCGTGTTTACCGGCATGGTAGTTCCACTGCGTAAATATGGACTTGATCTGACGCAGGCTACTCTGAAAGAGTGGGCAATGAAGAACGGCATGGATGCTGATATTAAGTCCATGACGCAGGCAGAAAAGGCAATGCTGCGGTATCAGTACGTCCTTGCGAATACCACGGCAGCACAGGGAGATTTCGCCAGAACAGCCGATAGCTGGGCCAATCAGGTACGAATTTTGAAACAGAACTTCCAGCAGTTAGGCGGCATCATTGGTGGTGCGCTGATTAACGCATTCAAACCGTTTTTACGGACTCTGAATTTTGTTATGCAAAAGGTAATCAGCTTTGCAACAATGGTAACAAATGCCCTTGGTGCAATATTCGGCTGGAAATTTGAAGTGTCCGGCGGTGGTGTAGCTGATGACTGGTCAGATGCGGCAAGTTCAGCTGATGATCTGGCAGACAGTACCGGTAAAGCAGCTGACAATACAAAGAAGATGAAGAACAATCTTCATGCACTGGATGAGTTGAATATTAACAATGGTGATGATAACGGAACAGGTTCCGGCGGTTCTGGTTCCGGTGCAGGTGGTGCAGGTGGCGGTGCTGGCTCTGGTGGTCTGGTTAAGACCGACACTATCTGGAAAGATTTTGAAAGTAACATTAAGAGTCTGTATCAGTTAGGCTCTGTTATTGGCGATACACTTTCAAGAGCAATGGAAAGCATTGACTGGGATAGCATCTATGAGAAAGCACGAAATTTTGGCACAGGTTTAGCACAGTTTCTTAATGGTCTCATTAGTCCGAGACTATTTTACAATCTTGGCAAAACAATTGCGGGTGCTATCAATACCGCATTTCATGCTGCAAACGCTTTTTCGATTGAATTTGATTGGAGAAATTTAGGAAGATCGCTGGCATCTGGCATTACTGGATTTTTTGAAAACTGGGATGCTGAACTTACGGCTGAAACATTCAGTAATTTTGCAATAGGTGTTCTCCAAGCAATGGTAGGCGCCCTTGATAAATTATCAGAGGACGGAACATTTAATACAATCGGTCAAAAAATTGTTGATTTTATATGCGGAATAAAATGGGTGGATTTATCATGGAATTTATATGATTTTTTTGTCACTTTAAAAGATAAATTAATCGAGTTCCCTGCTGATTTTGCAGAAGGAATAGGTCAATCCATTTTTGACCATATCTTCGGTGACGGAGAAATTGATTTTGAAATCCCTGCTCCACTCAAATTTTTACAGGATAACTCATTCAATAATTTTACACCTGTTGAGGTTGTAAATAATCTTCAAAATGTCGTAGAGTTTGTGAAACTGCTTTCAGAATTAATTCCGATAGTTTGGGACAAAGCAACTCAAGCGGCTGAGGAGATTAAAGGTAAAGTATCTGAATTAAAAGAAAGTATTGAAACTTTTGTTTCTGAAACATCGGCAAAAGCTCAAGAAATTTTAATCGGATTACCTGATTGGTTTAATGAAAATGTCGTTATTCCTCTTACGGATTATGTTTCCGGAATTAGAGTTTCTATTGAAGAAAACTTTGGTTTGGCTTGGTCAAAAGTACAGGAAATCTGGACGGTTGTTTCTACATGGTTTAATGAAAAAGTTATTACTCCTGTTGTAAATAGTTTTACTACGATGAAAAATAATGTGACAAATTTATTCAGATTACTGTGGACAGCTGTTCAAAATATCTGGATTGTTGTATCATCATGGTTTAACAACAACGTTATTGTGCCGACGGTAACATTTTTCACAAAGTTCTACGAAAAAGTGAAAAAATTGTTCTCTGATTTGTGGTCAAATGTGCAGGAAATTTGGAAAGTTGTTTCCGGCTGGTTTAGTGATAATGTTATCACTCCAGTGTCAAATTCTTTTTCGCAAGCCTGCTCAAATATTGCATCATACTTTGAAAATTTGTGGAAAAATGTGAAAAATGGAGTCGTTGGTGCTATGAACGTAGTTATTCAATCCGTAGAAAAAGCGGTTAATGGTGTTATTTCAATGCTGAATACGTTGCACTGGGAAATTCCGGACTGGGTTCCGGAGTTTGGTGGAAAATCGTTCGGTTTTCATATTAAGCATATAACTCTGGAAAGAATACCGATGTATGAAGTCGGAGGTTTCCCGGAGGACGGCTTGTTCTTTGCTAACCACAATGAGATGGTTGGTCAGTTCTCGAATGGTAGAACTGCCGTAGCAAACAATGAACAGATTGTTGCCGGAATCCGTGAGGGCGTTAAGGCTGCGGTTACAGAAGCACTGGCTCCGTATCTGTCAGAGATTGCTGATAATACCAGAGAGACAGCCGAAAAGGATGCATCCATCAATGTAGACGGGCGGGAACTGGTTAATGCGATCAATAATCGTATCAGCCGGAATGGTTTCAGCTTCACGTAAAATTAAGGCGGTGGGATAAAACCTGCCGCCTCTTTTCTTTTACCTTTTTCCGTGGTATAATCTGGGTATATTTTCATGGGAGGAAAGTTGTATGAAACGGATAGTTTGCATTGCTTTAGCAGCGGTTATGCTCACCGGATGTAGAGGTCAGGAAATGAATTTAGAAAGTGCAAAAGCCGATCTTTCTAAGTTTGAACACCAAAAATCTGATGATAGCATGATTTTAAAAAGCTATGATGGAAAATCGAAGGTTTTGTATATTCAGTCAGAATATGAGGTGAATGAGAAAAATTACACCACTGATTTATCAGAATTTGTTCTTGATACAAATAAGGTAAAATTTTTGATATTGGGTGATGGAATTAAAACTATCAATAATGCTGTATTTAATTTTTCCGATGTTGAAAGCGTATATTTCCCGGAATCAATGGAAGTGGTGTATGATGCAACACTTAATTATTTACATCCAGATGAAGGTGAAAAAATTCAAATTTACTATGGTGGAACCGAAGAAGAATGGAATTCGATTTTTACAAAATATCAGCGTCAGACAGCAAAAGAAGCACTGGACTCTTCCGATGACCCGTATGAACAGGGTGCAGCTCTCGGAGCGTCTATTGCTGATAAATTAAATTCTATGATGGGTTCATATAGTGCATCAGACTTTGAATATCACTATTCTGTATCTGAAAGTGACCTAGAAGATATAATAAAAGATTATTAAATTGAGGAGCAAAAATATGGCAAAAACAATCAAATGTCCTAGCTGGGGATGTGATGGAATTGGAATCCCTGCTGACACAAAGAAAAAATTTTCGTTCGGAAAGGCAATTGTAGGAAACACAGTTGGATTTGCTTTGGGAGGTCCGGTTGGTGGAATCGTAGGAGCCGCAACAGGAATCGGTGGTAAACGTGGAAAGACCACGTTTGTATGCTCAAAATGCGGTAGAGTTTTTGAAGCAAAGCTGTAAGGATGGAATGATATGTACGACAAAGAAAAAGGAATTTATCCGTCTGGAAGCTATTTGGTAGGAAGAGATTTGCCTCTTGGTGGATATATTTTTAAAGCAAAGAAAGGCGAAACCGGCATGGTAAGTCTTTTTAAAGATTACGAAGATTTTAAAAATAAGAAAAATGCAATTGTAGACCAATGGTTTGAAGACGATATACATTTGTCATTGATGGAAGAGAACAACTATCTATTTGTGGAAGAAGCAACAATCAAAAGAAATGCCTAAAAGTGGTGCCCTGTTATGGGGCATCATTTTTTTGCAAAAAAGTATTGACTAAATGTCATGACAAATATATAATACAGTTAAATCAAATGAAAGGAGTGGATAAAATGTCACCTAGAAATGGAAGACCACCATCAGAAGACCCAAAATCTCATAGAGAAAGTTTTCGATTATCGGATGACGACATGATGAAATTAAATTATTGCATGGAAAAAACCGGAATGAAGAAAACGGAAGTTATCAGAAAAGGCATTGACATGGTCTACAATGAATTAAAAAAGGAGTAACCTACGTGTACTTGGCGGTATCATGGTTACTCCAATGAGACACATCCACAAGGGATATGCACTACTACTGTAGCATACCTCTTGTGGAAAATCAATATTTCACAGGAGGTTTTTTAATATGGACAAATTTTTAGAGGTAGTATATTCCAGTCAGATAGCAGAAAGCGCAGAAAAGGGCGATAAGTGTATTGAATTCTTCCAGCCGCTGATGGACGAGATCAAAGAAATCGTAAACGAAAAGGTTTATGAGCGGTTGAGCGAACTTTTCATGGCGTGTGCTTCCAAAAATGACAGCTATTACGCCGTGGAAGGAATGAAACTGGCAATCAGTATCATGGACGGAAGCTATATTCCGCAGGTGTAAGGGAGGAAAGGTTGATGGAAGAGAACAGAAAGAAAATTCACGAGATGGTTGACTGTATGGACACCGACGGAATGCTTGCCTACTGGGAGACATTCATGAGACGCTGGTTAGAATACTGGGGACATGGATGCTTGGACAACATGGGAAAGAAAGGCGGTGTGCAGTAATGGACTATAAGAAAGCATTGATTTCTATGATCGAAGAAATGGAGAACTGTGATTTTTTGTTTAAGATTTACCATTATGCCATCGTAAAATATCGCAAGGAAAGAGGTGCCAGATAATGCCAGATATTCAGATTTTTAATAACCCGGATTTTGGAGACATTAGAACTGTTGATGTTGACGGAAAACCATATTTTGTTGGAAGAGACATTGCAAAAGCATTAGGATATAGTGACCCGCACAAAGCAGTATCCCGGCACTGTAAGGGTGGGATGAAGTATCCCATAGGGGTGCAAACTGGTACTGGAGTTGATGGAACACCGATAATACAGGATATAGATATGCTTATCATTTCAGAAGGTGATGTTTACAGACTCATTATAAAGTCGCAGTTGCCGGCAGCAGAAAAGTTTGAAGGATGGGTAATGGATGAAGTCCTGCCGAGCATCCGGAAGACTGGAAGTTATCAGATGCCGGTCACAACCGCAGACAAGATCATGCTTCTGGCGCAGGGGCATATGGAGTTGCAGCAGGAGGTTGACAGCATTAAGAAGGACATGGAGAGTCTGAAAATGGATTTACCGATTCTTCCAGTAGAAGAAGACCGGATAACGTCTGCCGTGAAGCGCAAGGGACTGGCTGTGATGGGAGGTAAGACCTCTAATGTGTACCGGGATAAATCCATCCGTCGGAAGGTGTATCAAGGTATATATGCGAATCTGAAATATAATTTTCAGATCAAGACGTACCGGGCGTTGAAACGCAGCCAGGTGGACAAAGCTATTGAGATCATCAATAACTATCAGCCGCCGTATGTTCTGGCAGAACAGATAGACTCTGCAAATGCACAGCAGACCTTGATATTCTAGGGAAAAACTGCTATAATAAAATCAAATTCAGCCGAATCCATCAGCTCCGCCCGGCTTGTCGTTGAGGGGAGAACGGGGCGAAAAGGATAGGACGAACCGAGCAAGGACGGCAAACATTTTGAGAATCACGCTCACTGGACATGGTAGAGATACTGTGTCTGGTGGGCGTTTTTTGTTTGTCTGAAAACGAACAATAAATATCACAGGAGGATGGTATATGTTAGTTGAGATCTCAAAAATCCAGAAAGAAGAAGTCGCGACAGTAACGAGTCTTGATGTGGCAGAAACGTTCGGAAAGGAACACCGTAGGGTTTTGCAGGACATACGTGAGCTGAAATGCAGTGAGGATTTTCGATTGCACAATTTCGTGCAGTCGAAATATGTGAATGAACAGGGTCATAATCAATCAATGTTTATTATGACCAGAGACGGCTTTACGTTATTGGTAATGGGGTATACCGGTGAAAAGGCTATGAAGTTCAAAGAAGCATATATTCGCCAGTTTAACGCAATGGAAAAAGCTCTTATCGGAAAAATCCGAGAAAGAGAAAAAGGCATTGCAGTCCGGCAGGCTCTTACCAATACTTTGAAACAATCAGAAGAAAATGATCGGATGCATGGTCATGCCTACTCCACATATACAAATGTAATCTACAAAGCCGTATTTGGTAAAAATGCAAAACAGCTCCGGGAAGAGTATGGAGTAGACGATAAAGCAAATTTGAGAGACTTTTTCAGCGAAGAGGATTTAAGAATAGTTCAGTCAAAAGAAATGCTTGTCAGCGGACTCATCGGGTGTGGTTGGGGATATGACCAAATTAAGAAATTCTTAAATGAAAACAATGCCTTGTTACAGGCCGTATAAAACACATGCAAGCAGTCAGTGGTTTATGGAGGTTCGACTCCTCCGGCTGCTTTTACAACTGGCTAGTGATTGCAACACGAAAAGCGGAAATCCTACACCGCCTGCCAGTTGTTTTTCATAAATGTAGGAGTCTATTTGTAGGAGGTAGAGCATGGCAAAAGTAGTAGTAAAACTGACACAGAATTTCACGACAATTCCAAATGAAATTCTCAAAAATAAGGAAATATCGTTATCTGCTAAAGGGTTACTCATAACAATGTTGAGTCTTCCGGATAACTGGAATTATACAGTGGAAGGACTTACAAAAATTGTCAAAGAAGGAAAAGACAAAGTTAGAAGTTCTTTGACAGAGCTTATAAACAGCGGATATGTTACCAGAGAGCGGGAAAGAAATAAAAATGGTACACTTGGCGGAACGGTTTATACTGTCTATCAAAAACCTGTAGAGCCTAAGACGGTTTCACCTAAGTTGGAAAATCCAACACAGGATGAACCAATGTTGGATATGCCCGCACAATTAAATACTAACATACAAAATACTAAAAAAGAAAATAAACAAGAAAATAAAAGTATGAGAGTATGCTCTTTTTCTGCGGAAAAAGAGGTCTCTCCCACATCTGAAGGTGGTACGTTATCTCCTACGGTTACAAAGGCCATTGACGAGGCAATGACGGAAGAAGGAGAATCACCTGCTAGCGGCTAGAGAGCCGAGTTGAAGGACATAGCTGAATACTTTGTAAGCGAATATGCCAGAACGCAAGGAAAGCCGCATAAGCCACTCACAAGACCGGCTATTGGCAATATCGTATACAATTACTTGCATCAAGACGAGGACGAATACGGAATCATGGATGATGTGTGGACGCTAGACCAGTACATTCCGCTAATTGATATGTACATGCAGACGAACTACAGGGAGGGCATAGAAAAAAGCCTGTCACACTTCATGTCCGGTTCTATCCGCCGGAATTTAAAAGCAAAATTGATAGAGTAAGAAACATACCGGGTGCCGACGATGCAGGCATCCGCTAACCAGAAAAAGATACTGGCAGACTGCCGGAGGGCACTTCTGCCGAGAACGGAGGTGCCTGAATGGCAGAAAAAAAAATAAAAATTGGTTCTGGCATGTCCTCTTTCCTAAACGTGAACGGGGTAGACTTCCCGTGCCCTAGGGTTGGATTTTCGTATATTATCAGCACAACGGTAAATGCCGGGCGAAATGCGAACAATGCAGTCATTGGCCAGAGAGTAGGAAGAGACATTTTTAAGCTGAACAATATGGAATGGGCAATGCTGGATGCAGCTAAGTGGCAGAGCATGTTGGATGCAATTAAACCATATTTTGTACCTGTAACATTTGAGGACTACAGAACAGGGAGACCAATCACCATTACAATGTACCCGGGGGACAGAACGGGGGTTCCACTGTATGCAGACCCGGATTCTCACATTGTTACAAAGTATGAAAACTGCAAATTCAATCTGATTGATGCCGGTTGGGAGTGATAGATCATGCAAAATGTAAGTGCAGCATATAAAAAGGCCATGCGACAACCGATGCGGAACCGTGGCTATATAACTGCTAGAATCGGAATTATCAGTTCAACGGCACAAGATAACGTAGTTGCAAAAGAATCTGATAATGATTTCACCTACTTTGCGAACAATGAGGAAGTGTTTAAAGATAACACGGTCAGCCGGGTGTATGCCACCATGGAGCAGGATTTCACAAAAGTTGACGGAACCATGTACTTTCTGCCGGAGGAATATGAAGGGTACGACTACTACAATAATGGTCTGGTGACGAACGAACTGTTAAGTCCGGTATACATTTCATTTGACGGTAATATTGCGGATATTAAGGGACTTACAATTGATTTTGGAGAATACTACCCGACTTCATTTACTGTTCAGTCTGATAACGGTACGAAAACCTATGAAAATTCCGGGAAAATATTTGTTACTGAGGATACGTTTGACGCAGTAACATTCCTGCGGATAACACCGCTGGCCATGGTTAATGGACAGGGAAGGATGCGGATTTTCCAGTTTACATGCGGAATTTCCAATACTTTCTCAAATAAGCAGGTGAAATCATTCACCTATAAAGACTATGTGTCGTCTGTATGTGAGTCCCTTCCGAGTCAGGATATGACCCTGACAGTGGACAATCAGGATTTGTATTACAACCCGGATAACCCGGAATCAGCCGTTGCCTACATGGAGCAGGGGCAGGAGATGAAGGTGTCATTCGGATATGATCTGGATGGTGAAGGAACAATTGAATGGGTGCCGGAAATCACCACATTCCTTAAATCGTGGTCAGCGACCGATACAGAAGCCAAATTTACCATGGTTGATGTATTTGACTGGAAGCTGAATGGAACGTATTACAAAGGTCTGTACCGCACAGAGGGCATATCTCTGTACGATCTGGCGTTGGATGTATTGACAGATGCAGGTATGAAACCGGAAGAATATGTAATCGACCCATATTTGCATGATGTCAAGGTATACAATCCTATGCCTGCGGTAAAACATTCGGAAGCCCTGCAGATCATATCGAATGCCGGACGCTGCGTTTTAAGCGTCGACCGGAAAGGAAGGGTACTGATCAGATCATCTTTTATTCCAGACATGACTTCCAGTGCCGGAATAGATTTGCTGTATCCAAGTAATTTCCTGTATCCGGGAGAAGATGTACTACCGATAGGGGACAACGGAACGGCAGCGCAAACAGGATTCAGCCATGCAGAAAATGTTCTGAAATCAGGAGAGCGGACAGCATATGCAATGTTCAGTAACGATTTTTCCGTGGTAGATGGAACGGTGATGTTTCTTCCGGAGTCAGAAGCGGATTATGTTGATACTACTGGATATGTCAGTGATAGCATAGCGGATGAAAACGGGGAGTTTGAGGACATACCGAAAATTATCATCGAATTGGAGTCTGGATATATTTGTTACGGTTTTGCTATTCAATTTCGGAATGTAGCACCTAAAGAATACCACGTAGTAACCTACTATCAGGAAGAACAGGTGCAGGATGTAACGGTCGAAAATCCTGGATTATACAGCCAGTACACAGAGCAGCTTGACCGGTTCGACGTCATGGAGATTGTGTTCAAGAAAGGTTACCCAAATGCCAGAGTGGCGGTTGACTCAGTATTGTTTGGAAATGCAACAGATTACACGCTGTCAAGAGATTACAATCTGAAGGGTTCACCGACTGCAACAAGGCAAGAAAGAGTCAGAACGATTGCAGTTAAGCGAAGCCTTTACAGAAATTCTACGTTGGCAATTAAAGAATTATCGTCAGAAGAACTCACACTGGACAGAACAGAGATTACGAAAACGATTCATTTTAGCAAAGCGTCATACGGTCTTACAGTGTCCGTAGAAGAAGGGAACGCAACGGCAGCGATTACTGCCAGCAGCAACTACTTCGCAGATATTAAGATCACAGGAGCAGCAGGTGAAAAAATCAGATATTCTGTCAAGGGATATGAATATGTTGTGGATGAACTATATTACAGAGTCAACCACAATGACACTGGTATTGAAAAAGCATGGAGCAATCCACTTATCAGCACAGAAGAGTTGGCAAAAGATCAGGAGGAATGGCTTGCATCCTACTATCTGGGTGATGTAGATTATCAAATTTCGTGGAACGGAGATCCGAGAACAGATGCGAATGATCTTTTCTATCTGGAATTAAAAGAAAGAGACAACACGATGATACGAGCCTACCAGAATGAGCTGAAATATAGCTCCGGATGGTCAGGCACTTTAAAGGCAAGAAAGGTGGTGCTGTAATATGGCGTGGATTCAGCCTAAAACAAACTGGGCGGTTGGAGACCGGTTCAATATATCGGATTACAACAGGATTAAAGGAAATTTGAATTTCTTGCATGAGCGAGCGGAAGAGTTTTATCCGAATTTTGGAATCATTGATATGGGAGCTGATAAAGGATATTCGGACTATCCATATGCCCGTGAAATCAATAATTTCGAAAAAAATCTGGAAACTATCAACGAAAACGTTTTCACACAAGATTTGGGTGTAACAGCAACATTCTACAGCAACGGAGCTTTTATCCAGTGGAATGAACTGAACCGGATAGAATCAGCTATGCTGAGCATCTATGAAATGCTGAACAGGCAAGAAGCAGGATTGCCAGTTCTATCGTTCAGACTGGGTGGAATGAAAGGAGTAAGAGTTTAAATGGCATTAAAGACAGATTACAAAGATGATATCATTGCTGCCGGTACGCAGAGAAAGTATACACAGACAACTAATTCTGATGGTACAGTGTCGTTCACAGATTCTACAGAGTATCAGCAGACCGGTGACACCTTTGGGGCAAAGGATATTAACGCAACAAACATTGAAGTGAACAAACTGGAAGGAGTTAAGCCAGTGACTCTGAAAGCAAACGAATGGACAGGCTCAGTAGCTCCATATCAACAGATTGTGACGGTTGATGGAATTAGATCGACGGATTCTCCGGTGCTTGTCAGCTTGCTAGCAGACGGGGCATCTGAGACTACACAGAAAGCATACAGCAAGGCATTCGGAATTGTATCTTCCGGAACAGGAGCTACTTCGGACGGAAGCGTTACATTTAAGGTGTACAAAAAGCCAGCCACAGACATTACGGTTGGTTTGAAAGGAGTCTAGGTTATGGGAACTATTTTAATGCCGGGCGGCGGTGGCGGAATTGATCTGGATGTTGTTACTGCTGCGGCTGGAGATATTCTGAGCGGAAAAGTAATTGTTGGTGCAGATGGAGAGCCATTGACAGGAACGCTTGCTTTAACAGGAAATGCAGGTACGGGAGATGTACTGTCCGGGAAGACGTTCTACAATGACGATGCAAAAACAAAGCGTTCTGGAACAATGGCGAACAGAGGTACGTTGAACTGGTCTGGAATTAATACAACAAAATCTGTGGATGCCGGATATTATAGCGGAGGTATACTAGATAGCAGACCATCGTATAATTCTGGACGTACTCAAGGACAGAATGATGTAAAAAACAGTCCGAATTCATACAGCCTATACACAAAGGCACAGTATGACGCGAATTATAATAATGGCTTGCCTAATACCGCTAACTTATCTGCTTGGTATAGAGATGATACAACAGCTCATACATGGACTTGCGGTACGGCTGGATATTATTTGATTTTTGCATACGGTTTTGTAAATGCCACTAGACATGTAACTCCAACAGTTACGTGCAATGGAACAAGAGTGGCATATACAAATAATTCTGTTAATGATGCAGATCAAAGATATGTTTGGCTTTATAAAATTAATTCTGGAAATACAGTATCTGTATCTTGGGCAGAAAATCATGGTACATATTATTGGAGAAATGGTTTTGCGATAATTCGCGTCAAATAATGTCTTGCTGTACATACGCCACATATCCAATTACATCATCAATATCATCTTCTGAGCATCTGAATTTGTTATCCCGGATGCTCAGATATTCGTAGTGACCGTTGCCACATGAATGCCGTCTGACAATGAAAACGTTATCGCCATAAATGATAACACTGTCTTCGGATGGTTTTGGATACCGGTCATTTGCGATCAAAAGAATGTCATATGGAGTGTAGTGAGGCATATAGTGATCCACGGAGGTTTTTATACCCATAAAAATTTGCGGTTTGATATTTTGCGGAATATCGGTGATATCAATGGATTCAAAATCACCGGAAATATGTAGCGTACCGTCCGGGTGTTCTTCCAGATTCATGACAGGGATAGTCTTGCGTCCTTGCCGGAAACCGCACTTGGAAAGCTCATATTGGCGCCGAATAAACCACCGGACAAAATATTGGTAGTGCTCCGGCATTTCACGGAACATGGATATGCAATACATATTTTCTTCTGAAAAAGTATCCAAACCGATCAGCTCATCGAGAGTTACACCGATAGCTTTTGCTAAGAGGGCGGCAGTTGACAGCTTGCAATCTTTTGAGTTCTGATACAACAGATTTTTAAGCGTGTCAAATGATATACCAGCGGATTCAGCCAGTTCATGAATGGTAATGTCTGAATACTTTAAGCAAATATCCAAGTTGTGACGCAAATTATCTGTAAAGATAGTGTTTTCTCTGGTAAAATGTCCCGATAATTTATACAAATTTTCCTTTTTCATGGTGTTCCGTCCTCCCTCTTTAAAGTGTTAAAATATGCTTGTCTCAATTAAGAGACATCAACTTCTGGCTGGGGGAACACTAATCCGCATGGTGTTTCCCCATACGAATAGCTTACTTTTTTCGGGAAAATCTGTCAATCTTTTCGCATACATAACCTTTCTGCAAAATCCGACACGATTCGACAAGATTTGATTGATATTGACAAGATAAGAACATATGTTCTATAATTCTATTAAGCTACTTTACGGTACATGCGGATTTTTGATTGGAGGGTTTTTAGTGAATGAGAAGGAAGTTTACCGACAACGAATTATTGAAATGGTTAATAGGATTGAGAATCCGTGTTGGCTACGTTCGATTTACATATTTATAAAAACACTTCTGGAATAACGGAAAAGACCATGTACTCACGTGTTGTACATGGTCTTTCTTTTAATTTTTTCCTGCAATCATATCAATCAATTCTTCAAGATGCGTCCATCCGTCATCATCGAGCATTGCAAGAGCATTGATAAGACGTCTTCTGAAATTAGAATCATCCATCTTAGAAACATTTCCCAAAAGCCTTGAAATTTCATCATTCTTGGTGATCGGCTGAAACATTTCCCCGGTTCCGGTTCGGAGCCATTCTTCATTTACATTAAATTCTCTGCAAATTGAACGAACAACTGCGTCCGTAGGAGTTCGGAGCCCCGTTTCGTAATTCGTAACAGTGTTTCCTTTTACACCTAGTTTTTCTCCAAACTCTACTTGGGTCATTCCGGCAAATTTTCTGACTTCTTTTATACGATCTTTCATTTTCACACCTCCTTCCGATATAAATATATCAAAAAAAACTCACGAAGTCAATATTTTCTATTGCATTTTAACTCTCGATGTGATATATTAAACTCACGAAGTCAATAAAGGAGGTGATGGAATGGCAAAAATCGAAATCAGACAGGTTGATGGGGAAAAAGGAATATTTACAGAAATTCTGATTGATGGTCACAAAATTGACGGTGTGAGAAGTTTCATGCTGAAACAGGGAGTTGGCGATGATGTTCCTACCATGACGCTTGATTTGAATGCACTTGAACTTGCAACAGACATGAAAATGTTGCGGATCAGACAAGAAGGGTTGGGAGAGATTGAAAGTATTAACTTCAAAAAGTGAATAGGCTCCCATATTTCAGAGAGCCATTCTTCTATCTGTTGATGCTTTGAAGTATGGAACATTGTTTAGGGCTGCGGCAACAGCCAGATAACATTGCATATTGGCAGATTAAGCGACCGGTTTCAAAATGCTGTTTTTCCAAATCGGAAGAATCTGCCATTTTAATCTCAACAGAATAATTCTTGCTCTGTTTATCACAGAAGCCAGTAAAAACCATAATAAGCCACCTCCTTAGTTGTTTTAAGGAGATTATACCACAGGAAGGAAGTGAATTGAATGAGTGAAAGAGAAAAGCAGGTAGTTGAGAAGCTGAAAGATGCAATTCCGAAGATGTCAGATTTTGACAAGGGTTATATTCTTGGGAAAGTTGAGAGCATGGCAGAAAAGAAGGAAAAGCAAGAGAAGAAAGATGGTGATTAAATGCTTGAAGTTCAAAGAATTTAACTTCTGAAAGGAGAAAAATGAGAAAACCGTATTGCATAGATGAGGACAAAGAGTGCAGGACATTGTTAGATTTTGTGGAACAAATAGCTGTAGGAGTTGCCTTAGATGTGGTAAGTGGTGAGAGAATTGAAACAATACGAAATGAATGCGAAGTGCTCAATTCCCTCACCGAGGCGTTAAAGGCAATAAAAAGTTAACGCCGTGAGCTAAATGGATGCTTTATTGCTTCTGCCTTGCATGGTTCTGGTTCCGGTAAAGATTCGATGATTTCCGAATAGTATTGGTCGTACAGGTTCTTAAAATCATCAAACGATCCGGTATATCCGCAGATTTTAGCAAGGGCGTAAGCAGATACGTAATCTTTGGTATCCATGAATTTTACCTCCTTATTAAAGATAAGGAAATTATACCATGGAAGAAGGTGAATTGAAATGAATGAATTGGAGCAGAAAACGCTTACTTCAATGGAAGTGGCTGAGATGACAGGAAAGTTACATAAAAATCTTTTGGCAGATATCAGAGGATATGAGGAAGAACTTAACGAGCTGAACATTCAGCCGGTAGAATTTTTTATGAAAAGCACTTACAAAGATGCAAAAGGGCAAACACGCCCATGCTACAACGTCACCAAGAAAGGATGCGAGTTTATCGCTCATAAGTTGACCGGCATTAAAGGAACGGAGTTTACGGCGAAATACATAAACAGATTCCATGAGATGGAAGAAGTTATAAGAACACAGATTCCGACCGGGAAAGAACTGCTGGCATTGGCAGTGATAGAAGCTCAGAAAACCATTGACAGTCTGAAGGAGCATAACACTAAGCTGGTTGAAGACTGTGAGCGGATGAAGCCGAAAGAAATCTTTGCTGATGCAGTAGCAACGAGCCACACTTCTATTCTCATCGGAGATTTGGCAAAGCTGATTTGCCAGAATGGGTACGAAATTGGGCAGAAAAGAATGTTCATATGGTTAAGAGAAAACGGATATTTGATTAAAAGTGGAAACTCAAGAAATATTCCGACTCAAAGATATATTGAACAGGGATTGTTTGAGATAAAAGAGAGCAATGTCCTGAACCCAGATGGTTCTGTGCGAATAACACGGACTACCAAAGTTACCGGAAAAGGACAGGTTTACTTCGTAAATAAGTTTCTGGCAGAAAAGTAGGAGGCACTTATGCGGACAGCACCATGCTTAAAATGTGAACGTCGTGGATGCGGAAGCTACCATGATGAGTGTGAGAAGTACAAGGCATTCAGAGCGGATCAGGATGCATTGATCGAAGAGAAAAAGAAGTTTCGAGGTGAAAATGTTCCGGCACGACATTACAGATGGCGAGAACATTCACCAATCAAATGTCACAAAAAGTAGGAGGGAGCAATGAAGAAAATGGCAATAGCGGTAGTAATTGCATTCCTGTTGTTCGCCGGTTTTGCCATGATTGCGAATGCCGGTAGCGATCATCAGGGAGACTGGCAGGAGTACATTGAAAGGCTCTGCGAAAGCAAGAACATTTCACCGGAGCTTGTGGAAGCCATGATAGAAAGGGAGTCTGGCTGGAACCCGGATGCGGTAAATGGTAACTGCATCGGTCTCATGCAGGTGGACAAGGAAATTCACCGGGAGTTGATCGGTGACCGTGATATGACAGACCCATACGACAACATTTACGTGGGAGTAACGATTCTGGAAGAACTGCTTCACAAATATGGTGAAGCGGCACCGGCACTGATGTTCTATAACGCAGGATATTCCGATAATTACGGAATCGGAGCATATGAGGACGGAACACTTAGTAACTATGCTGATGAGATTTTGAAACGTGCAGCGGAACTGGAAAGATTGCACGGGAAATAGGAGGAAAATCATGACAATTTACATCCCGGAATTTTTGGTAGGCTTTATGGCTTGCATTATTGCAGAGCTTGGAGCATGCATCGCATACAGCTGGTATCTTTCACGGAGAAAGAAAAGATGAAGCAGCCAAAGAGATTAACCAGAGAGCAGAAGGAAGCTGTGGCGGCAGCTAGATTTAATCCGGCTAACTGGATGCTGGTCGATGAAACGGAGTTCTATTTAAAGATCATCCACAAGGGAACAGGCATTATTCGGTCGGTGGATAAGTTTAGAAGATTAAATTATAGGAGATAGAAATGAATATGGAAACGATTACATTGCAGGACTGCATTGAAAATTATGAAATGAAAGGTCAGGCGGCAATTATTAACGACGGTCAAGTTCTTGGATTTGAGCAGGTGGAGGAAAAATGAAAGTGGATTTACTGGAGGATGCGTATATATGCATCAGCAAAGACGAGTATCTCGATTTGGTAGATCAGGAAACCAGAGTGAATGTTCTGGTTGATTTGATAGCTGCCGGATGCAAGCCGAGCGGAGAGGAAATACTTCGTATCCTTGGAACGGAACTGGCCATCGTAACTGCAAACGAATTAAGGGAGAAAAGAAGTGGAACTGAAACTTTTGCGAATGAAGTTGAAAAACTTCACAAAATATACCGAAAAAGAGATTGATTTCTCGAATTTCACTAAAATTTCCGGTATGAACGGAGCTGGAAAGTCCAGCATTGCGACCGCATATACTTGGGTACTGTTTGATTGCGACTACAATTTGAAAAGCAGTCCGGCAGTCCGTAGGGAAGTTGACGGGGAACCGATAATGGATTCTGATGTAGAAGTAACAATGGTTTTTAACCTGGATGGGAAAGAAATTTCCATGCGGAAGGTACAGCACCGGACGATCAGCAAGGACGGAGCATCTTACAAAGATGATAATAAATATTTTATCAATGATGTTCCAAAGAAAAAGGCTGAATTTGAATCATATCTTGGAATTGATATGGGGCTTTTGAAAAGCTGCTCGAATCCGGAAGCTTTTTTAGTAAAAAAAGCAGATGAAATGAGAGCATATTTGTTTTCTCTATCAAAAGAATTTTCAGATTTGTATGTTTGCTTGGAGAACGAAAGCCTTCATGGACTGGCAGAAAAGCTGACAGATTATTCAGTTGAGGAGTTATCTGCCATGAATAAGAAAAAAAAATCGGATATTGAGAAAGAGCTTCCGGTTCTCGATGGACAGATCAAGGAGAAAGAGCGAGACATCAAGTTGAAATCCGACATGGATGTGTCTGATCTGGAATTGCAGAGAAATGCACTGAAAGAACAGATTGCAGAGAATCTGAAAAAACAGGCTGATAGTCAGAATGTTTTGAAAGATTATGAAGCCGCCACTGCCGGAATTATGGAACTGAAATTCAAACTGTCAGATATGCAGAATCAGGCGAATAATGCTCTTTCTGAAAAAGTCCGGAAGATCAGAAGTGAAATAGCGGATAAAAAAGCCGAAAGGCGGAAATTAGAAATTGAGTCTGACAATTACAGCCGGAAAGTAGAAATATTGACAGATTCAATTAAGAGATCGACCGAAGATAAGCAGAAAATGGCTGAACTTTGGCAGAAGGAGAAAGCCAGAGTTTTTGACGAAAACAGTACATTGTGCGTGTACTGCGGACAGGAATATCCAGAGAAAAAGAAAGAACAGCTACGGTCAGAGTTCGCTGTCAGAAAAGAAGCTGAGTTAAAGCGGATTACTGATAAAGGAATGTTTCTGAAATCTTCTATCGAGGAAAATGAAAAACATATTAAGACTTTGAATACTTTTTTTGAGCATAACGCAGAATGTATTCGGAATATTGAAGAAGAAATTCAACTTCTCAGAGAAAAAGAAGCCAAAATTCCGGTTGCTGCGGATATTTCCGGTAATGAAGAGTATAAGGTCATTCGGAACCAGATTGCTGAAAAGGAAAAATATCTGGAACAGTTTGGAAACGCTTCTGATCTGAAAGCACAGCTTAAACAGGAAGAGACAGAGCTGAATGAGCAGCTGAGAGCCTGCGAACAGAAAATTGCTCAGTCGGATACTTCCGAAGAAGAACGACTGGAAGAACTGAAAGCAAGAAAGCTTGACCTGGGACAGAAAAAGACGGATGCAGAGCATATCCTTGACCTTCTGGCAGAACTGGAAAAGAAGAAAAACGAGCTGCTTTCCGATGAAGTTAACAGCCATTTTGGACTGGTTAAGTGGAAGTTGTTCGAGAATGCAAAGAACGGCAATTATAAATCTGTATGCATTCCACAGGTTGATGGAAAGTCCATTCTGACCACCATAAGCAATAAGGGGAACCGGATTCTAGGAAAACTGGATATTTGCCGGAGCATCCAGAAAATCGAAGGAATTTCAGTGCCGATCTGGTTGGATGATTGTGAGTCGTTGGACTCTGAAAACCAGAAGAAGGTTATTGATATGGTGGACGGACAGCTGATTATGCTGATCGTAAGTGATGTCAAACAATTAAAAGTGGAGGGGTAGCACTATGAATGACAGATATGTTGTAGAACGACAATTCAAACATATGGGATATGAATGTGTCGTTACATTCGGAGTGTTAGGGCATAGATGTGGATATGTTGGTATTCCTAAAACGCACTCTTTATATGGAAAACATTGTTCTGATTACTTGGAAATCAAAAAGAAAGATTTAGTAGATAGAGAGATAAGCGGAATTTTCCCTTTACTGTGTGCTTGTTTCGATGAAGATGAAAGAATAAAAATTGAAGCATATTTCCAATGTCACGGCGGTATTACCTTTGCAGGCGGCGGTAAAAATTCAAGCTATCCGATTGAAAGTGATTTATGGTGGTTTGGCTTTGACTGTGGACATTGTGACGATGGGAAAGAATTGGAACTTGCCTATGAAAGATTTCCTAATTATAGAAAAAATCTTTCTATGCAAATTGAGATTGAAAGTAAATTTCATATTGATGGTTTAATTGTTCGCACAGAAGAATATGTGGCAGAAGAGTGTAAGAAATTAGCAGAACAGTTAAAAGAATTTGAAGAAAGTGAGGAAAAATAGAATGGCAAAATTTAAAGTCAGCCAGGACGCAAATTATGCAGTAGGGCATTTGCGCTACGGTCACAGAGAGGGAACCATTGAAGCTGATTCGAAAGAAGATGCTTTAAACAAGCTGAAAAATGATGGATATACAGACTATCTTGATTTTGTTTTAGATGATTATGAGCTTGAGGACGTTGATTACAGCGGCAATGATTTTGAAATTGAAGAAAGCGAGGAAAAATAATCATGGCAGATACACAGGTAGCAGTAACAGAGGAAAAGAAAGAAGTATCAAGAAATAAAGTGACGGATTACAGTCTTGGAATTTTCGGAACATCAGACAACTTCATTATGGCTATGCAGATGGCAAAAGCATTGTCAAGTTCAACGATAGTGCCACAAACGTTCCAGAGAAATGAAGCAAACTGTCTGATTGCCATTGAACAGGCGCAGAGATTGCACGTAAGCCCACTTATGGTAATGCAGAATCTTAATGTGATTCAGGGAAGACCGTCATGGAGTTCCAAGTTTTTGATTGCTGCGATCAATAACAGCGGAAAATTTGATACAGAATTACAGTTCGAGGAGAAAAAGGACAAGGATGGAAAGCCATTTTCTTGCACAGCATGGGTAATGAAGAATGGTAGAAAAGTTGAAGGTATGACGGTTGACATGGATATGGCTAGAGCGGAGGGATGGCTTGGCAAAAACGGAAGTAAATGGAAAACCATGCCACAGCTGATGCTTCGTTACAGAGCGGCGTCTTTCTTTTCCAGTCTTAATTGCCCGGAACTGACTATGGGTCTGTACACAAAAGAAGAGATTATTGACGGTGATTTCAAAGAATA